AGCAGAGAATGGATAACGTGTCGTATATATGACGGATCCCGCCATAGTTGTGCCACGCTTAGAAGCAGTAGCTATTGCATAGGTTACACAGTCAATTTCAACTTTGCAACTAGCAAGGACACTACGACCATCACCAATAATTTCTCGATCTCTGACAACAACAGCGCCACCCGGACAAATAGGATGAGTAGATGCTGTAGCAATAGTTTTAGCTACATCCATAAAGTATTTTTCTTTGTTGGCGATAAAGCAGGGATCTCCAGCAACAATAGGCATCTCACATATTCAATGGTTTATTCCTATATTAGGTATGTAATCAACACAGCGCGACTACATAAATGGAATACGAAAACTTTAAAAAAGAGTTCATTGAAAACGAAAAGTGGGAAAAGCGCAATAAGAGAGGTCCATGGCTAGAGCTAGCAAATTCGTTTGATGCTGTAAACAGCCCTCCGCACTACACACGTGGAAAACAAGAAGCTATTGAAATCATTGAAGATGCAATAATTGATGCACCCTCTGTGAAAGCGGGAATGCTACAGGCACAAGTGCTGAAATACTTGCTGCGGCTATGGTTAAAAGATAATCCGTGCCAAGACGCAGAAAAAGCACAGTGGTATCTCAAGCGGTTAATCGAAAGCTTGAGAGAAGACATTTGACTTATAGCCGGCGTTAGCCGGCCTAACAGCGTTGGAAATAAAGATAATTAGATCCGTTGTTGTCAAGCAGATTTAAGGTTTCAAATTCTTGAGTATGATTTTTGAGGATGTCATAAACTTCTTCCGCTGATAAAACAGCATGCTTAAAGAATAAAGAGATGCCTTCATTTAGGTAAGGAACCTGAGGGACATACCAGGCTAGAGGAACTAATGATTCCCAAGGCTCTTCACAGCTAGTAATCCAACTATTGAGCTCTTCAAGACGCTGTGCAGTTTTAATAATATGCGCTTCAATTGCTTCAGTAGCAGGAATATTCAATGTATTCTGATAAAGTAAAGCGTGTTTCCACATTAAAGTTCCATCACGCAAGATTAATCTGCATGGATGAACTAAATTACCAGAGGGGAGGCTGTAAAGGTGCTCCTTAGCTAAATGTTTAGACATCAGACTTGACCTTTATTCTCTTCGTAGAACTCCAAATCTTTTGCCCAACTATCACCGGCAAACTCATTGAAGCATATACGCCCAATATCTCTAAACGTGTTGTGGAATAAAGTGATCTTGTCAATGTTAGACATGACTTGATCAAGTGGTGGGCCGTAAACTATAACGTTCCAAGTGCTTGGTGATACCGATTCAAACCCGTTCCCAGTAGCACGCAGTTGCTTTACTCGCTTGAAAGGAATACAAAAGGGATAGTCATATATAGCTGGCGCTGCTCGTAAGATTTCAGAAGCACTAGTGAAGAAAATAAAGCTATCAATATGATTATTTCTATATTCAGAAACAGTTTTATTGAACCATGTACGGTTGTTTCTTACAGCACCTTTGGGAGCAACAAAGACATTTCCATGCCAGTGCTCCTGAAGTGGATTGACTTCAATAGACGATACAGACGTTGCGTCAACAAGTACTTGTTGAACAGGATCTGATGTTGGATCGTAGTCAATAGAACCCATAACCAACCTGGCTCGATCAATGATCTGAGGGGTTGGGTAAAGAGGCAGCTTTAAACCAGAAGACTTAAGTTTATCCGCTAAATTCTGCTGCGATCGTTCGGAACTCTTCTTGGCCCCGACCTGCTTCGATTGCAAATGTTCTTGTTCCAGCATCACTAATCAAGGTAATTAAAACGTTCTTGGTCCAGTCGTTATCGTCAATCTCTTCAAGAGTTTTGCGTAAGAACTCAAGAACTTCGGCACCATTTTCATCGTTCTCAGCAACACGGATATCTGCTTCGATATCTGATCCACTCATGTATGTAGTGGAATCGTTCTGGAGATTAATAACAAGTGTGCCTGCACCTCTAGCTTCTAAGCCATTCATGGCGATGTTGATTAAATCTGTGAGAATTAATTCAGCAGTAGCTGTAAGAAACTTCTGCTCCTGTGTTTTCTCATCACCAAATTTATCGGAAGAGATTAGTTGTTGCAGTAAATCAGTACGTCGTGACATAACTCAATGACTCTTGTCTTAATTTAGTTAATTTAAAAATCTTTTGTGGGGTCTTCAAGATCTTCGCCATTATCAATAGGCTCTCGATAAAGACCAGGATCTGATGGTTGAATTTGAGTTGTATGCCTGCCTGCTAAGAGATCAGTAATAACAGCTTCAAATTTTTCACCAAAATCAGTGTCTGGGTTGAGTGTTAAGGCAGCTCGTGCATCAATTTCTGCAGATTGATCAATTTTCTCCTGCTCTTTTAAGGCTTGCTCAACCATGTATTCACTAATTTGCATTTTTAGGGTGTGCAGTTGACATGCAAGCTCAAAGCTCTCAAGATAGCTATCGTCATCTACATAGACTCCAATGTGTTGAGGGATAAGATGAAAAGGATTACAGCAATACTTATTGCCGCAAGTAGTTTTGACTCCAGCGAAGCCAAGATCACCCCAAGTAAACCACATAGCAACACGTTGAGGATGGTGTTGTGTAGACGAGGAAATTCCATTGCGCCTCCAAGCAAATTGAGGTTGTTTTGTACGAGGATTTATACAGCCATTCCAATTCCAGCACTCATCAGGTGCTCCGATATCAACTTGACTCCAAAACTTAAGTGCTCTAGATCGGTGTTTCTTTAAAAGACGATCGATATCAAAAGACATGCGGCCCTCTCGTGCAGCTGCCACACACCTAGTGCATGCGGCATGACTGTCGTAACGCATTGAGTGAGTCGAAAAGCGGCCAAGCGAATGGCCTGAATACAGGCACAGTTCACCTTCTTCAGCTGTATTAGACAACTGAAGATGCCTGCGTCCATACGTGTGGCCGCCTCTCTTTTTACTAGGCTGTGCTTCGGTCATTAGAAATCTCCGTCAGGTTTTTTATATTCACCTCCATGAGCAGGGTATTGCTCTGAACAAAGAGTGAGTTGATGATTTAGTTTGTATTCGTAGCGTGTGCTATTTTCAAACTTGATGCGGACAAGCTTAGCTCTAGGAGTGTAGTACTCAGGTTTGCCAACAACAAGTGCTGTCATACCAAAAGGAGACACAATAACTCTTTGTCCGATTTCGATATCAGATGCTTTCATTTTTAAATATATAATCTGTTGACTTAAGTGTAATCAGAAGTCTTTTAAAATGTGATCTTCTGAGATAGGATCATCTTTGGGTCTTGCCCAAATACGGACAGACTTTGATTTCTTACTAACCGGGTCCTTTCTGCGAGTGACTTGACGTCTCCACCCCATTGTTTGAAGAACATCAGCAACACGACGTGATTCTTTTCTCCCCTGCTGGCGAGGATCAAGATCGAGAGCACTGGTCAGCACTTCTGAAGCAGTTACTTCAGGTTTGTCAATGCAGTAAGAAGCAATCTTTTCAGTCCAAGGATCTGGATCACCAAACTCCTGAATGTAATCAGCAATTTGTGCAATTTCACCACTGTTAAATTCATAGCCATCGCCTTGACGGTAAGCATGAACAGCAGCAGCCCAAAGCATGTCGCGTTCCTCGGTTAGTTTTTTCCAAGGAATAAGAAAGCCTGCTCCGATTTCAAGTGGAACAAATCGCCTGTTGCCAGTGGAGTCCACCAAGAACTGGTTGCGATTGGTAGTTCCGATCATGACGAAACGACGTGTCAACCGTTCTGGCAGGCTCGCGTAAGGACGACGGACTTCATCGCAGCGTGTAGTAATGAGATTTTTAAAGTTCTCAATGTTGCGAGCATTAAAGAAGTGATCAATCTCAGGTAGTTCAAGCAGCCAAGCAACGTGTAGTCGATACTGCTCCTTCATGAGTGTTTCTAGAGGTGTAGTCACCTCAGCAAACAAACGATCAGGAACAAGGCTTCGACTAAACATTGATTTACCAACACCCTGTGCACCAACTAAAATTGGGAGCCAGCTCATAGAGCAGCCGGGCTTATAAGCACGAGCTACAGCACCAATCATCATTCTCTGCATTGCCAAGGTGGCTAGTGAATGAGGATTGCCTAAGAAGACTTCGCCAATACGATCCCAATCAGCATGTGGGATAGCGTGGTCAGCACACTTATCGAGGTAGCGACGAATAGGGCAGTAGGAGTTTTTACCTGCTGCGTATTGAATGGCATTCTTAATCCGCATCTCAGGTATAAAGACACCGTGCTCACAGCTGAGCTTGGTAGTCATGAGATCAAGATCGTTACCTTGCAGTTCAACTGCCTTACCAGAGTTATCTGTATATTCAATCGCCCCCGTAAGCTGGTTCTTACGTAGTCCTTGCAGGATGTCTTGGACTTTCTGTACGTCTCCTTCCCGCTCTTTGGCTAGGTCGTCTGACGAACGCTTGGGGCGACCGCGCTTTTTTGTGACCACCTCCGTGTCTGGTAGTGGTTCAAATTCAATGACATTATCTGTGTTCATAAGTGGCAATGTATCTAATAGTGCATCAAAGTCCGGCAAGTCGTCGAACTCTGTATATCCAGCGGCTCCACCAGCAGCGCCGAAGCGTAAGTGTGGTGGTAAATGGCTAGTCCAAGATGAATCTTGTTTCTTAGCCAACGAATAAAGTGTAGTGTGTCCGGCGTAGTTTCCAAGACCTCGCCACTTAAAAGGACGAATATTTTCATCTTTGTGTCCATGATGACCGCGTAAAACCCAGTCAACCCAATCATCAAAAATGACTTCTCCAACTCCAGCACAGGCTGCCATAACAGGAGTGAAGTAGCTGTCATACTCACCGTCGTCAGTGGGCCGCAGAAACTCACGTAGGAGCCACTGACAGCGCTTTACATCTGTGTCGGTAACGTCCGCATGGACAAAGTTGATTGTCTCTTCATAGTCAATGTCTTTCAGCAAAAAGTCAGGAACTGGCTCCGCTTCTGCATTGACATGCCATTCAGCATTTGTGTTACCAAACCACAACCTCTCAGGCTTTTGCCCACTGTTGTCGATTAGTTTTTCTATCCCTAAATCAGCTAATAGTCGATCAACAATCAGCCAATAAGCACCACGGTGCTGCTGTGTTGACTCAAGTTGTATTGATAGAGGGAAGATGGCACGAAATCTGTGCTCTTGCTCCGTATGGCTAGAGCTGGTATACGTTGCCGCACACCAATGACGAGCAGTATCCGTAGACCAAAACCTGGCTAGGGTCGTGTCTCCATCAACATCAATAGCAATGAGATTGCTACCACGAGCGTTATCAGCCCGACGATACCGATCAACAAAGTGAGTAGCGCACCAGGCGTATCCAGCAGATACCCATCCTTGTAGCCACTCAAGACTTTCATTAATGTTAAGCCATCCATTAGCTGTCTCCCTCGCATTGCCCTTGTTCTGGCAATTGCGATTCACTGCTATCCGTAGTTTCATTATCCTCCTCTAATTTGTGGAATTGTTCGGCTCGTTTTAAAAACCGAGATTCATAGAGATCCATTTGGTCCCCATCAATAAAAATGCCTTGAGTTATTTCAGGTGTTGAAACAATGATCAAAGCAACATCACACTTGAATCCAGTGCGTTCTTCCAGAGCAAGCCGATAAGCAGCCATCTGCTGAGCACACTTTTGATATTTCCTAAAGCCGCCGAAACCTATACGGTCACCACGCTCAGGAAATGTATTCATGTATGGACCGTTGCTGGTTTTAAAGTCGGCAATGACTTTTACACCACCAATTTCACCAATTAAGTCAGGGCAACCTGCATATTTATGCTTAGTAGACCAAACAAATGCAACTTCTTTATCCTCCGATCTCAAATGATACCAATCAGGACGCAATGGACGTTCCGACCAATGAAGTATATCAAACCAATCAAGATATTGGGTAATACCATTCCAAAAGTCTCCATATTCTTCAGGTACACCAGGGTCAAGACCACGCAGATAGTTTTCACAACCGAGGTGAATAGCTGATCCGCGTTTGCTCGCTGCTTCTAAAGCACCAGGGTTATTCTGTTGCCAGGTTTTAAGTCCAGCCTTTGACTTAGCCGATTCAGTTGCGGACAACACTGTTGTCACTGAAGGTAAGTAAAGACCGGAACAAAGGTACTTCCGATACCCAGCGGGAGTCTGGATACGGAAGGGTTTACTTTGTTCAGTCATATCAATAATCAGATTCGTCTACGGATTGTTGAAACGCTTGGCTATACGTCGTGCCTTCAGGAGAGCCCCCGGCTGACGGTTGAAACATGGCATATAGCTGACCAACGGCATTGCCGACAGCTTCACAAACTTGTGCACTTGCATGCACTTCTTGACGCATGGCAGCAACTTCTTGCCTCAATGCGATCACATGATCCATCAATGAGGGTGGTTTTGGTGTAGGTTGCTGAGAAGTCGCCGGTTGATCAGCAGCAGCCGGCGCTTGTCCTTGTTGAGCGTTTGCCATAATTTGAGCAAGACGTGCTTGCATTTCAGGGGGCAGATTTTCGAGTGCGTTAGACATAATTAAAATTCAGTTTCTTCTTGTTGTGATTCTTTTTTAGATTTAGCTGTGGGTAGTACAGTCGATCCGCGTTTATCTACTCCACCAGCAGGTAAACCTTTTTCGTCAATCTGCTTACCATCGAAAGGATCTTTACCTTCAAAGAAATTAGGTAGCCAGATCGTGTTCTTTTGATCGGTCCATTCTTTTGTAATTCTTTCAGGAACCTTCCGAACCTTAGGTAAGATGCTGTATGAAGTTTCCAGGCCAGTTCCCTTACGACTAATCTTAATCGAAAAATTGGCGAGACCTTCATTTGTCCAGGTGTAGTCTTCATCTTCTTGTAGGATTTCTGTTAGTTGTTCACGCAAAGATTTTTGTTCAATGAACATAACTTCGAGACGACCACGGGCAGCGGATGTTGCAACCCAGGCAAGGAATCGTCGAGGCTTGACGTAGGAGCCATCGATCTTGGGACGATCTGGTTTTGACCAGTCGGTCTCTCTGGCAAGATCGTCTGGAGTTCCAGGATGACTGCGAGTGACAACATAGCCATTAAAACGAAGCTCGCCGTCTTTACCCCTGGCCTCGCTAGCGTATTGCCAACCAACGATTGCGTGTCCGGTTTCATAACATCCGAGCAATCTAAATTCTTCTGATTCTCCATCTTTAAGTGAACTAGGTTTCCAATAAGGTTGTGCTTCTGCTTTTTCAATAGTGTCTTTTTTACCTTCTCCGAGTAACTCAGGAGGTAGAACTTGTAAGGTCATATGATTGTTTAAGTGACCTTACAAATATAAGTAATACAATTAATAAATGTGGGCTAAAAACTAATGACTAGGATGGCTGGCGATTACATGTTAAAAGGCAAGAATCTTTATTGCAAAGGAGAAAGTCTCCTTAACAATGGTTCAGTCTTACCTTTCAATGCACAACCACAAGAGTTAGCATTACACAAGCAAATTGCTAAAAAACAGGCATAAAAAAAGACCTTTAAAAAGGCCTTGAAATTTTTCAATTCATTTTTAGGCTCCTATGGGCCGTTTTATAAATAGGTAAGTCATACCAATAAGGCGGTACTAGACGAGGGCCATTAATAATCGGGCGTGGGATCGACCTCCGCATAGCCAGCCGCGCTACCGTTCGTCGCTGGATTGCTGCGAGATTTCCGCTGTTCCTTTCGAGTAGTGAAATCAGTTGCAACAATGGCGCGATAGGGAGAATCAGAATCATCCTTCCGATATTCGCGGAGGTAGCCTTGCACACAGATAGCGCGTCCCTTACGGATGCGATCATTGAGTTTTTTCTTACGTGATTCATGAGTTTCTAGATATAACCATGTAGTGACATCAGAGTTATCTAATGTGGTGCCGATCTTGACGGCAAGTTGGCCTGTTTTACGTTCACGGATTTCGTCAGAGCCGAAGAAGGCGTTGCCC